GCGGACGTTGGGTAAAAAATAATTAAGGGACTCAATTTTTACCGGTATCCGAACGTGAAATCGGTCCTCGGCAAGATGTACAACTTCGGCTTTTAGCCTTGGCTTTGGCATAAGCTCCCACATTCATAAAGACAACGGCGACAAGTGCGCCGGTCAGAATTGAAGCCCAAATGGTTAGCCGAGTCAAATTCGAATCTAGGCTTAAGATGAGAGCTTGCGTCTTTTGGAGCTCTAAGACAAATTCCGTCAAGGCGGGGGAACCTTTCATAAAGAGAGGGAGAGGCAATTAAGCCCCTCCCCCTCGGACAAAGGACGGAGAGCGGATAAACCAAGGGCAGAAATCAACAAACACCCCTTGGCACCGGGCCTCGCGGCTACCGGGCTCTCCTTTCGAATCAAAACGGTATGTTGCCGGATTCGGCTTCGATTTGCTTCCGGGCATTAGCGACCGGTGAGCCACTCGGACCGCCGGCTTCCTTGGCGTCAATGTACCAAGCGACGTCAAGATAACCATTCTTACCGATCTTGAAATTTGCATGGCCGGTCTTGTCTTCAAGGTCTTTCGGATCAATGTTATTGCTGAACTTGATGCCGATCGAGTTGCAAAAGTCGTTCATTTTTTTAAGCCACGAGTTGCTGTAAAAGAAAATCGAGTCGTAGACGGTGACGTCTTTGGCTTCGCTCACCTCGGCGGCAAGCTTGAGATTAAGATACGGAGTGCCCTTTTCGAGCTTGGCTCCGGCGCGGCCTTCGGTGTATCTCATCTCGGCCTCGACGATACGGAAATCGTATTGCCCGGGCTCGATCTTGGGCTTATTCTCTTCTTCGGCGTTAAAATCTTCGGGGTTAAACGGTAGCATTAGCTTTCTCACTTTCGGCTTGCAAGTTTAAAATCAGTCGGTTAATTGCGGCTTTGAGTTTTTCAACGGTGGGTTTTTTCCCAATATAGGCGACCGCCTTTTCCGCGGTTTCGGCGTCAACGTTGCCCAAAAGGGCCTCGAACTCGGCTTTAAGCTCTTCAAGGTGGGGCTTTTTATTGCCAAAGAGGTGCGCCGCGAGCTCTTCATAGTCAAGGGGCATAACGGCCGGCAAATCAAAACCGGCGCGGGTCTTGACGTCTAACCCGGGGTGACCATCGAAAGTAATGGTGCGGCCACCCTTGGCAACGGCCTTACCGGCGCGATCGCCATCCCCACCAATAACGCGCTTCTCGGTGCCGATGTAACCAACAATGTCACACCAACCAAGAATCTTTTGCCATGCCTCCTTATGGAGGTTGCCCGTAATCTTGCCCCAATCGGAGCCGAGCGGGTTTTTCTCGATCGAGTTTTGGGCGTGGGCAATAAGAATAATGTTCATGCCACGCTTGGCCCGGAGACGATCAAGCCGCTCCGTAAGTTGGTCGATCTCTTGTGCGGAGGTTTTGTATCCCCGTCCGAAATTCATAAAGGAATCGGTATTGCGTTCCGCGTCCCATTTTCCCTTATAGTATTTTTTGCACACGTAATCGTGCAACATTTTTTCGGCGTCTCCGATGGTGTCGACTACAAAGGTTTTATAGTCGTGCTCCTCGGTTTCGAGCCACTCGACGGACTCAATCAATTCTTGCCAAGTCTTGATTAAATCGAATTTGTCGACATTGAGCGCAAAGGCCCCGTCTTCGGTTTGTCCGATAATCGGCTTCGGAAATAGTGAGGCAAGCGTCGTCTTGCCGGTCCCGGGTCCGCCGATAAGTCCGGCCCGGACGGGGCTATCTTGTGCCCCTTTTATAATCCTTGGTACTCCCATACAGTCCTCCTTTTTACTAGGTCAATTGGGAAAAGGTTACGTATTTAGAAAGGGAAGCTCTACGTGCTTCGACTCCTTGTCTTTAAAATTGCCGGAATCAATCGACTCCATTTTATTACATACCCCGAAGTAGGGACAAACGGACCCGAATCTCTTGCAATGACCATCATTACGAGGAAATATATCAGAAGCCTTAAATTGTTCAACGGTTTTTATCGTGGTAATTAACTCTTGTTCCCACTCTTCGAGATCTTCGAGGGTGCGAAAAATTTCCCGGCGTGCGAAAAATGTTCCGGGCGCCTCAACGTACTCGGCCTCGAGCCGTTCTTGATATTCAAAAAAGGATTCGGTGGCATCCGCCTTACGTAGTTCGAACTCTTCTTGGGTTTCGGTCTTACGCTTAACAATGCGGCTCTTCATTTTTGGGCCACGACCCGTTGGCTTACGCAAAACGTCATAAAGGAGACCGATCTCTTCGCCGATTTCCCGCTCCTTAGCGGCCTTATATCCCGTAAGTTGCTTGTCGGATTGGAGTCTAAGCCAATAAAAGGCGTCCGGCCTTTCGATATCTTCGGAGGTGGTCTTGTGTTCAATGAGAAATTTTTTATCTTGGGGGATATAAGTCGCGAGCGCGTCAAACTTACCGACAAACTCGTAACCGGTGCCCTCCAACTCCATGCGGACCGGCCCTTCGACGCCGATGTACTCCCAATCCTCCCGGCTTCGGTGCCACGCGTTCCAATAGCCGGCCATCATTGCCCGGGCTTGCGCGAGATAAATCTCTTCGTCGCGGGCATCATTATAAGGATTGTCTTCGCTCCATTCATTGAGCGCGGAAATAATGTCCATCTCGGTGGCTTTTTTATTTTGCCAAAACCGCTCAAGCGCAAAGTGAACTAGAGAGCCCATCCAAAGATGCTTATTCTCTCGGGCCGAGACTCGAAGGTCGACGTATTTATGCTTTCCTTCGCGGGGACACGATAGCCAAGTTTTGGCTTCCGAGGTGGAGATAGTCTCGAGCGGCATAAACACAAGGATACACAAACGGGCCACAATTGCAAATGTGCCTTGCAAAAAAAATTTCCGCGGTTAAATTGTTGGTGGTCTTGACCGGCCACCCTAAGTTTTCGCCGGGGTTATCCCAAAAAGTGCGGTCCGTTGCGGTCGTATTCCGGTCAAGCCTTGGGGTATACCCCGGCTTTTTTTACGGAGCCGGCACGCGTGCACGATTCGGAGATCTTAACGAGGCAACTCCTTGGTGCCTTCCTTTTAGATTCCGAACTAGCCCGCCCTTATATTTCCCGTATCGATGTTGATTGGGTAAGCCCCGATTACCAAAAGATTTACGGTTGCATCGTTAAGCATATTTGGGAGGGGACCGAATTCGACGCGGTCTCGGTCGCGACCCAATGTCAAGAGCGGATCTCTAAGGTTGTCGCCCTTACGGGGGAGAGCCCGGAACTAAGCGCGGACATTGTCCGCCATCGGGTCGAGGGCTTGCGCGACTCTCATTACATGGGGAAGCTTCAAGATGCGGGGGCCGATCTTAACGCCATCCAAGAGACGATGGAGGAATGGCGCCGACATGGGTTCGACCGGCAAGCGGCCGTCGATGTTTTCGCCGATGCTATCGAGGGCGTAAGATTGAGGGTCGAAAAGCAAGAACCGGATATCCCGCTCCCTTGGTCCGACTTCAATGAAATTACGGGCGGGTTTACAAGAGGGGCCTTAAGCGTGATATCGGCCCCGACCTCGCACAACAAAACCACGATCGCCCTAAATTGCGTTCACCACGTTATGAAAGAGGGACAACGCGTTCTTTATTGTGATTATGAGATGGGGACGCGGGGCATCGTGTACGGACTTACCGCGATTGCGGCCAAGATGCACAAACATACGCTTCTTGTGGGTCGTGACGAATTCGCGCTTAAAAAATCCGAAGAGGAAATCAGCCGCCTTAAGACTCGTTACGAGGATCGGTTCCGGCTTCTTGATTGCCCGGATCTTGGGGATATCGAGGCGGTCATGATTGAGCACAAGCCCGACCTAGTCGTAATCGACCATATCCAACTTCTAGGCCAAGTAATGCCGGAAGACAAGGGTCAAACCCCGGCCTACCACATAAGCAATTTAAGCCGCCGCATACGGGAACTCGGGAATAAATACGGTGCCGCAATGGTGATCTTAAGCCAAGTTAACCGGGGCTCGGCCAATCGTATGCCTAACTTATCGGACCTAAAAGAGTCCGGCGGCATCGAGGAAAACGCGCACTTGGCGCTTCTTGCTTGGTGGCCTTATAAGGTTGATCCCGAAACCCACACCATGAGTAACCTCGAGGTGAGAGTCGCCAAAAATCGAAACGGGCCAACGGAAAAATTTAATTTACATATCAACCCCGCAACGGGCTTTATCGGCCAAATTACGACGGACAAAAGCCTTATAGATCTTAAATCGGTAGCCTCCGGCTCTTGACATGGGCGCACACTTGGGCCACAATGAGACCATGAAAACTCCCACGCAAGGGAAGCCGACACCTTCCAAGGAAAAAGAGGCCCGCTTTCGCGCCTTCCAAAAGGCAAAGCGTGAGGCGAGCCGCGATCGGGTCCGAGGACCGTGGAGAGGCAAATAATGGACGAGCCGCAAAGGTATAACAGCACCCGCGAGGGCTTCATGAGAACGCCGAAAGGCGAGTGGGTGAAGTGGAAAGATGTTCAGAAATACCTAAAAGCTAGCGGAAAACACAAGGTTAGCCGCGACACAAGCCGACGCTACAAGCTCCGGGCCGAAAAATGCGAGGGGCTTTTGCAAGACTTTTTAGATACGTATATCCCCCAAAACGAAAAAGAAGGCGAGCTTTTCGACGCCGTGGAAAAGGTACTTAATCCCAAGGGGGGGACAAATGAAGACTAAAGAATCACCACCGATACGCTTCCGGATCTCGCCGGAAATGTACAAACTTGCCGAGAAGAAAGGCCGAGTCTTGGGCAAGTCAGCCCACGAGTACGCCCGCCTTTTACTCGAAATGGATTTGCAAGTCTCCTTTGTGCCGAAAGCACCCTTTGGACACAAGTGAAGCCCGACTCCCAATTCGAAACCTATAAGGAGTGGGGGGAACGCTTCGAGGTCTTGCTTGAAGATGCGATCGGCGACGAGTGGGTCGACATTAAGCCCTCGGGTCGGGGGCGTCTTTACGAGCAAGATGGGCCAACCGACAAGACGCCGGATCTATACCTCCCGGATCTTAGGCGTTACGTCGAGTGCAAATACAAAAAGAATCCGGCTTATTTTGATTGGATAAACATCGTCGACCACAAGGCGTATCTTCGGCACGCTTACGACGAGTATCGCGAGCGGGAATATATTGTGGCCGCTTATACGGGCGATCTTATGGGGCTCCAAACGAACGCGTTAACCTTCTTTACCGTGCCCGATATTCACGATATAAAGGACGCCTTCGAGGCCCATGATGGCAATTGGGTAATGCGATTTCGGGATCAACCCGAAGTGGAGTCTTACGGTTGGGATACATTCATTGAGAGATGCCTTCATGCGGGTTTGTAAGCACGATTGGCCCATAAGGCATAACCAATCTTACGACCTCACGAGGCGGGCCGGGAACCTTCAAAAGCTCGAGCCGATGGAGTTTTGCCCCAATTGCGGCTCCCAAATTTTAAGCCGTATCATACGCCTAGAGCGCCTCAAAACGGCCCATAAAAAAGCCTAGAGTCGGCCCCGGTAACGACCTAGCATGAAGCCGACCGGAGGCATCATGAGCAAAGAGAAAGAGGAGCTTCCGCGGCTCCCGGACGAGGGGCTTTTCGAGGATCTCGAGGCCGTTATCGAGCATTGGATCGACCTCGGGATCGAGGATCTAACGGTTATTGGCGTCTTGGAAAAGTTAAAGTTAATGGTCTTTGCCGACAACAACGAGACCGTGAGCATCGAGGAAGAAGACGACGACGGGGAAGGTTGGAAGAAGGGCTTAGAGTGAACGGGAAGGCGTCCAAGACGTGCCGGAAGATGGCGAAAAAGCTAGGTTGCACCCTTAAGACGGCTAAGGCAATTTGGAAGATGGCAAACGCGGACCAACGCCGCCGCCTAACGGAAGAGGCGGACCGGGCTTAACTTAGATTGGCGTAATCTCTCATCTCCGAAATAATCTTTTCGGCCTCGGACCACTCAAAAAAGAACCTAATCGTATCCATAATGCTCATTCGGGCTTGGCGGTTGTCCGATCGTTCGCGCCTTACGATTGGGTCTTTCGGGTCTTTCTTCGCTAGCTTCCAATGCTCCTCCATAAGCTTTTTATGATGCTCAAAGAGGGCCTTTTTCCGAAATCTAATTTTTGGCTTTTCCATCTCTCTCTCCTTACACCCCCATCATACCCCGGCCCCTTAAGATGCCCATTACAACTTAAGACCCCTTTTGTATAGACGGAAAGCCGGTCACGACCCCGGTAAGCCCTCACTCAATCGCACCACCAACGGGGCTCGAGGAGGCGGAGCCCCCAAGGCGGAGCCGACTCGTCGTAGCCGAGCTCGTGGGCATCAGCCGCCGCCCATGCCTAGCCTATGGAGGGTAGCCCTAAAAATCAAGGATAAACCGGGAAAGACCGCCATAATGGCAGTCGACCACGCCCGTCGGACCTCCGTCGCCGTCCGCGCTTGGGGCGCTCCCGGCTCGGCTCCGGGCTCTAGGCCCCCTTGTGGAAGGTCTCGACCCGGTTTCCGCCGTCTAGTCTATCCATGAGGCGGGCGAGTTCGAGGCTTGTGCGGCTTCTCTCGCCCTTGGCGAGCCTTTTTGAGGCCGCTTTATAGGTCCGGTTCCAAGCCGCCTTTTGAGCCTTCCGTCTTTGGCTTTCGTTTTTCATTGCCTTCTCCTTACACCCATATAGTAGCACAACGCGGCCACGATACAAGAGAAATCCGGGTCGATTTTCAAATCCGCCCCTCCGCCTCCGCTTGGGGCTCCGGCTTCGGGTCTTAGATTGTCTTGTGGTTTCCCACCATCCATTCGACGATTTTGTAATCGACTCGGCCTTTAGAGTGATTTTTATTAACTCCGTCGACGTGGTGGGCTTGGAAATCGGTTCCGGCGGGATAGCTCACCGCGTCGTAATCCCAAAAGGTCATGCCTTCGAGAGTGCCCTTTGTGAAGGTCTTTTTAATGTGGTAGGTGGTGGTTTTCATCTCGTTCTCCTTACTTCTCTAGTGTAGCCTAATTGGGCCACGATACAAGGGGAATCTTAAAAAAAGACGAAAAAAAATCGGGGCACTAGGCCCCGATGTATTTCCGAAATAGGCCGTCGGCCTCCTCTCGGCTCATGTCGTAGGCGAAGCAAGAGGTCATAAGGGGGCAACTCTCGTCGTGTTCGACGCCGTATAGGGCGTGTAAAAGCTCATGGTAGACGACTTGGCGTAACTTGGCATCGACCACCGTAGAGGCCGGGATATAGACGATGCGCTTGCCCATGAGCGCGGAGCCCAAGATGTGCCTTTTTTCGCCTTCTTCGCTAAGGTCGGTTATGCGAAGCTCGACGCGGGCCATAGAGCCGCCGTGTAGGGCTTTAGCGTCGTAGATAAGCTTCATAACGGCCCGACGGAGTTTGTAGGTTTCGGGGCTCATGTCGCGAGCCTCGCCCCACCTAGAGGAAGGAAGCCGGCCCATTAGGACCGGTCCTCCACTTTGACGATTTCGCACTTAACGCCATCAATTTGCTGGTTTTTGTAATAGTCGTTTTGAATGGCGTTGGCGTTTTCCAAGTCCGAGCTATATTGCCAAATTTTGCTTTTGCCCGTTTCGGTGTTTTTTAATGTTATTGCGTATCTCATTTCGCTCTCCTTACTCTCTTAGTGTAGCCCAAACCGGCTACAATGCAAGCTCTTTTTCTAAAAAAGTTTTTTAATCTTTTTTCCGGATTGGACTTGCCAACGTGGCGAGCTTGGGCCACAATAGGGGCGTAAGGAGAATCCAATGAAAGCAACCCACAAGGGCACTTGCCAAATTTGCGGACGGCTTCAAAAGCTACCCAAAGGCAAACTATCAAAGCACGGTTACCGGGTCCAATGGGGAGAGTTTAGCGGAACTTGTCCCGGCTCCGAAGAGCAACCCTTCGAAGAATCTCGCGAGGTCTTGGGCCGTTTTGTTGAGCGCCTCAAGGGTATGATCGCAACCTTTAAGGGAAATGTCGACCGCCAATACGAGCTCAAAAAAAGCAAGAGCCAAGAGGGGCTCATTAGCGGAGGTGATCCGGTCCGCCTCGAGGTTGACGGCGACGGAGAGTTGCAAATTATATTTAGCGAAATTAAGGCGGGCAGAAATGGGGCCGAAAGAGTCGAGAGGACCCGCTCGGCGATTTCTTGCGGCTTGTACGATCTCGACTCCGCGATAGATCGCTTCCGCGATAACGCAATCCTTAAAGCCGAAAGGAATTTGGAGCACCTTCTCGGCGACATTGAGAAACAAGAAGCTCGTTACAAATCTTGGGAACCAAAACCGCTTATGGAGGTCCGGGCTTAGGCCCGGGCTCTTCGATGCACTACGCAACCGCGAAAAAGATCGCCCGAGAGCATGGGCTCGAGTTTATTTTGTATAAATTCGAAAAATACCAATATTGGCTCTTGGTTCATCCCGAAGACACGACGTACGATACTCACGTACGGGAGAGATTCTCGAATTTGACCGAAGAAAAATTTCGATTTCGTTGCGTGGAAATTTTGCGCGAGATGGGGCTTTGGAAACTTACCGAAACGAAATGCGGGCACAAATTGCCGCGCGCCGATTTGGGGTTGAGATCATGCTAAAGAAATACGCAAAGATGAGCGACGCCGAAAAGGTGGTCTATCTTGAGCACCGCATTAGCCGCGTCCTTCGTGCCTTCTTGGGTTATGGCAACGAATATAAAGCGATCCAAAAATTAGTCGATGATATTTCGCATGAGGAAGCCAACTCATGACCCACCCTACCCCCAAATGTGATCGGTGCGGCGTCAAGCTTAAGCTTACCGACTTTAGTCCGGAGGGTCGCCGTAATTGGGCGGCGGGTAAAATCCGACCTCAAGACGTGCTTTGTTATGTTTGTCTATTTAAGGAAATGGGGAAAAAATGAGCGAGCCGAAGATAGACCCAACCGTCTATCCCGTTAAGTCGTGCTCGAGGTGCGTGTATTGGGATGGAACCACCGGAGAAAATACGGAGGGCGATTGTTGCCGGTTTCCGCCGACCTTGGTTCCGACCGCTTACGAATTTAGGGGTTTGGCCGTAACTCCGTCCACAAAGACCATTTTCTCGACTCAATACCCAAAAACCGTTAATTACGATTGGTGCGGAGAATTTATACCGCGGGAGGGTGCCTAATGTCCGAACTCGTGAAGGGGCCGGAATCCGGCTTACGTTGCGACCATTGTCACTTTTGGGAGCGGAGTACGTATATTCGTCCAATGGGGCTCGAGCCTCAACCACACCCCACCGAGGGTAAGTGCGTCCGGTTTCCGCCTTGTATGTCCGGTGGTCGTTTCGACTCGGCCGCGCACCACCCCCGGACTAAATCGGCCGATTATTGCGGAGAATTTTCGGACCGCGGCTCTCAACATGAGCTATAATGCGGGTTCTTCTTCTCTTGTCCGGCTTAATTGTCGGGCTCTCTCTTGGTCGGCCGGGTATTCTCCTTACAAAGACGCCCGGTCGGCTTTTTTTTCTTCACAATGTATCAACCTTGAGCTACAATCCGACATAACCGGAGGTGTCCCCCCATGCCTACCCCAAGCAAGCCCGAAAAACGGACCATAATAAACCAATCGTATTACAAACGAAGAAAGGCAAAATATGAAATCGCGATACACGCCCTCCGGGAAATCGGCGGTGCGTCAAACCTTGAAACCGCGCAAGACATTGCGAAAACCGCCTTTAAACATATTGGACTCCTTACTAAGGTTACGCGTCAGTCGGGATGGAATTCGGAGGAAGTCGATCGAGGACGCCTTGTTATCGCGGAAATCTATAACGAAGTCGGCGAAGAAATCCGGACCGCGGAAGCCGAAAGCCTTAGATCTCAAACCGGAGAAATTTGAGACCGTGCACGAGTCCGGTATAGACCTAAACAAGGCTCTAATCGAGTGCGATTCTTGCGGCGGTTTTTATGATAGCTTGGCCGGTTGTTCGGCTTGTACGTGGCGCGCGAATTATGCCGAGCTTCTCGACAAGGTGCAACGCGATAACGTTGTCCGCGAGGATGGTTGCGGCAAGGGCTTTGTTTTAATCGCGTGGCCGGATGGTCGAAACGCGGAGCCGGAAGTAAGATTTTTTGAGGCAAAAGATAAAGCCGCAATTCAAGGCCAATTTTGCTACAAGAAAGGGACGCTATTTCAAGTCTTGCCATTGCGCGACGAGTTCGACTTTAGTTTCGGGGCGGAATGAGTGAGTGAAATACGGCCTAAAAGATACCGCCGAGCTTGCAAAGGCGGCTCACGACTTCGAGTGCGCCATGAGGCAACGCCGGAACTCTCACCGCACGGACCATCGAAGCTTGGCCGATGATATAAAACTTTGGATTAAGTACGCTTACGAGGAGAAAGAGATTGAAGAAGAAGAAAAATAAAAACGCACTCAAGACGCAATGGCTCCAAAAGAGAGCCCAAAAGCGCAAGGCCTTGAGTGCGATTGGTTGGCCGGGATCGTTGATTGATTTCGGATTGCGTGGGTTGAGTATCGACGGAAAGAAGATTGTATGAGCTTCTTCAAGCCGGAGGATTTTTTACCGAAGGATGAGTATATCCACAGCAAGATTGGTGAGTCGAGAGTGTGGGCCGCCCAAATCGCAAACGCCAAACTCGCCGCCGAGGGGGTGCGGGTTTATGGGGATGGAACAAAAGAATGGCTCCACTACATAACCCCGCACAAGCACGATTGGCCGATGACCGCCCTCCTCATTGGAATCGAAGAAATCAAACCACGCCCCGACAAAAAGCCCATCCACCAGGGAAAGTTAGCAAGGATGGTGGTAAACGCACTACACGCCCTCCCCACCGGAGTAACAGCCGCACAAGTGGATGCCATCCATGCGGTGATAAACCCACCCGACCACAAAGAAGAGAGGGCAATTCAGGAGCTTCTTGACAGGCTGAAGCATCGGGAGCAGAACAAATGACCGATGATGTGCCGAAGTGGATGGAGATCCATTTGGAGAAAATGTTTGCTCAACTTGAAAAGTGGAAGAAAGACGGCGAAGCCGCCCTCCGCACCGAGGAAGGGGGGCCGGATGGTAGTTAGAGATGGTGACGGAAACATCTTGGGCGACCCCGAAGAAATCATTTCAATGAGGAGGGGCGAGAGGAATTGGTACGAGGACGAAATCACCCGCCTCCGTGCGGCGTTGGAGAAGTATGGGAGGCACAAGATTGAGTGCGCCCTTGTTCAAGACACTTCGAGCTTTCCCAATGAGGGACAAACCAAATGCACTTGCGGCCTCGATGCCGCACCTAGGGTGAGTATGCCGGATGCCTAATCGCGAATTTATGATTCAAAAGATCCGAAATATGATCTCGTGGGCAAAGGTTACTAAGAACAATGACCAACTTGAGCGGGCCGCAAAGCTCATGCTTAAGCATGGGATTACAAAGGAAGATTTAAGGGGCGATCGTGAGTGAGAACTTTTGGCGGGCTAAGGCGGAAGTAAGTACGGAAAAGGCCCGGATATATCGGAACGCATTAAGCCGGATTGCGGAAATTTGCCCGCCCGGTACACCGGAATATAAAATCGCAAGAGACGCACTAGAAAAGGGAGTAAAGCCAATATGAGCGAGGCCGAAATCACACCCGAGATCGAAAAGAAGCTCGAGAATACGGAAATTTACCTAGTCCGTATCGGTATCGAGACTTATCACCTTGAGGGCTTCCCAAAAGTAAACCTAAAGAACCGGCTCGGAAAGAAAGTCTTTGTCGGGTTCTATGTTAATGATCCAACCGGTTTAGACGACGCAATCGCGGAAATGGGTCCCGAAATTCGCAAAAGAATTGCGGAGGCGGTTGAGGCCGGCCCGGGGTGGAAACCGACGAAATGAATATAGGGGAAGATGAAATAATAGATTTCTTGGCCGGCAAGCAAGCCGACGGAACAATAGAGCCCGCTCATTTTCGGATGGCTCGAGAGCTTTTAGATAAGCACGGCGACGGCGCTATGGAGTTTATCCTTAACAAGGATTGCGAAATCGGAAAAGATGTAATTTCCGGTATCGATGACCGGGTAAGCGTTAAATCCGCGTTTAGTGATGTTGAGGGCTTAATCCTTGGTGATCGCAACGCCGAATACGGAGACGCCGAGGCCGAATTCGAAAAGGTGGCCCAAATGTGGAGCGCGATTATTGGTGCGCCCGTAACCGCGCACGATTTTTGCTTGTGTATGGTTGCGTTGAAGCTTATAAGGGAGAAGAATAAGCCTAAACGCGATAACCGAATCGACGCAATTGGATATCTTGCCCTCGGTGAGATGATTAAGGCTAGGCACGTTGAAAGATCCGGAGAGAGCCAAGAAGATAAATAAGGTGCGCCAAATGATGCGCGTTGCCTTTTGCCTCACCCCTCCCGGACGTATTCACCGCCACTTAGTCGACCAAGTTTCCGAAGTTATGCTCGATGAAGGCATTACCATACGCGAAGTTTTATATCACCGGGACGACGAAGATTGAGCGACGACTTACGAATTTGCCAAAATTGCAACAAGGCTTACAGCAAGATGAACTTTATTCGCGTTGGGGTTGAGCCCGACGACGACCTCGAGTGGTGGTGTCACCCATGCCTCGGGACATTTAATCGGATGAGGGAAATTATCGAAGGCCTCGATTCGACTTAAAAGCTTCCTTAGTTTATTACGCGTAAGATCCTTGCGCCGGGTTTGGCGTTTAAGATAATTGAAATATGCCGGACAAAAACCGTAATAAACCCGGTCGGCCACGCAAGAGAGCCGCAAAGAGTGATAAGCCCCCTTCTAAAGAGGCGACTTACGTTCCCCAAGTCTCGAAAAAGCGTCGATCTAAGGCCGATCAACCGCCGCCACAACCAATTGAGCCACTTATTGAGCTCGTTATTTGGGCCAAGGCCGAGGGCTCGCCCCCGCCCGATATGTGCATGGACGACCGCCGAGAGGTAATCCAACAATTTATCGTAAGGGGAATCTCTAAGATTGAGATTTGCGAGCTCTTAAACATCACGTACAAGACCTTAAACCGGGACCTAGCTCGTTTTTCCGAAGAGTATAGCGCCGGCAATCTTATGCAAACGCCGAGAGAGACGGCCGAAGAGGTAATTCGCAAATTTGACCACTTGTATCAAATGGCGATTAAGGCTGAAGATCACAACGCCGCCCGCCAAATTGAGGTCGAGAAAGTGAAGCTTTTACAATCGATTGGGATGGTCGTTAAAGACCCCGAAAAGATAGAAATAGATGCGAGAGACCGAACTAAAGAAGCGATTATCGAATCTATCCTTGCACGAATTGGAGATCCTAAACTCCCACTTGATGGAGGAGGAGTGGAGGAAGTGCAAGAGTGATTCGTGGTACTTCATTACTCATTATTGCGTAACCGCGGACGATAAGGGCCAAGCCCGGGTTTTTCCCGATTGGGCCTATCTTAAGCGCACGCACGACCGGTGGAATCAAGCCGGGGTGCCGGTGGCTAGTCTTAAGGCCGTCCAAAACCTCGTAACTTGGCTTGCGGCCGCGGTTTGTGTCCATGATGTGATCTTTCGCCCCAACATTGCGGACGGTTATTTCTCAATTGGTGAGACCGAAGCCAAGAAGGTTAAGAAGCGTTGCCAATTCATTTTCGACCATCTTAATAAGGAAATGTTTCCTTTTGAGATCACGTCCGACTCGAAGACCGAAATCGAGCTTAAGCACGGCGACTCCCACTTCTCCCGCATCTACTTTATGACCTCGAGCCCGACCGCGGGACGGGGCGAGACTTGGTTTCGGTGCGTATTCGATGAAGCCTCATTTAACCGTAATTTCGAAGATCTATACAACGCCAATAAAGGCCGTTGCGTATACCTAAATATGTTCTCGAGCCCGCCAAAGGGCCGAGTAGGCTACTTTTACGCCCTAGACGTTAATCAAGTGGGATGGGGTATCGACTTTGATAAGATCTTTTGGCACGAGAACCCGGAGAAAAAGAACGATGACAATTGGGAAGCAAAGACCCGACGAGGAATGTCCGAAGCGGCCTTCAATCGCGAGCATTGTTGCGAATACACTAGCGAAGGTGGCCGGGTTTACGCGGAATTTGATCGTAAGATTCATGTTGTCGATCCTAGCGACTACGTTTTACAGCCTCATTGGCGGTACTATCGTGGTATTGATTGGGGTTGGTCTCATCCTTTCGCTTGTCTTTGGGTGGCTCGTTTTAATGAAAACAACGTGGACCGGTGGTACGTATTCCACGAAATCTACAAAACGGAAACGCTCCTCGAAGACCTCGCCGCCCAAATCCGACAATTCGACGCCCGAAAAATCAAATCTCGGACGGTCCGAGGAGAGGGGGCTTTTTTCAATCTCACCGGACGGTTTGACCGTCAAATATCGGACTCCGAAGGACCCCGAGAGCGAAACCAACTAGCGAAGCTCGGTATCCGGACCTTGCCTTGTAAGAAGGGTAAAGACTCCGTCGAGGCAAAAATAGATTGCGTTGGGTCCCTACTTCGTGATAAAGAAGACGGTAAACCGGGCTTAATTATCTCCGCGGAGTGCAAGAATACGATTTTTGAGTTCGAATCGTATATGCGTTCCGAGGTGGAGCACGCAAAGAGTGGCGACGCTAAGGGAGGCGATCCGATCAAGGACAACGATCACACAATGGACGCGCTCGGAGACCTCCTTCTCTATATGAAGCTCGCCGAGTCCAAGGGCACACGCAACAAGGCATCCTTTACATGGTGACCGAATGAGCCAAAAACCCATGACCTACGACCAACTCGAGTCGCACGTCTTTTTTATCAATATGAAGAAAAACTTCCAATACTCCGAGGCCAATGTCCCCTCTATTGGGGTGCACACCATCGAAGAGCTTAGACCTAAATTTGAGGGCCAAACCGTATTCCTTATCGGGGCCGGCCCTAGCCTAGACAATAATATCGAGTTGTTTTCGCGTGAGTATCACCGAGGGGCGGGGGTGGTTGTTGCCACCGACGGAGCGGTGAAAGCCTTAATGCTACATGGCATGAGGCCGGACTATGTTATCTCAAGCGAGGCGGACGGGAAGCACACCCGGAGCGACGTTCCCACGACCGAGGATCTCCTCGAGGACGACGTTCTCTCTTTCTATCGAGAGATTCCGTTAATCGCGGATACGTGGTGCAACTACAAATTTATTGATCTTTGGCAAGCGGACTATACCGGCCCCGTCTTTTATTACATTAATTACGACCGCCGCTATCGATTTATGCACGATCTCCACCCGCACGCCTTCCCGGCGGGTATCGAGTTTCCCTTTCTTCGCCCAAAGGTAAGTATGGTCGGCTTCCACGCAATCGACCTTTGCCGTGAGCTAGGCGCCAAAGAGGCCGTTCTTTTGGGTTACGACATGATGTGCTACCCGGATCAACACCATTGCTCCGGCTTTCGCATGGATTGGGATTCCTCCCAAATCAACCTAACCAACATCTACAACGAGCACTTTATGTGGTTCCTCCATAACTACGACGGCGATTTCGGTATGAAGGTTGTAAATTGCACCGAGGGCGGCGCCATGACCGAAGGTAACACCACTTGCGAAGTAATGAGCCTCGAAGACAAATTTGCCGATTTCGGCGGGAGTAAAGACTAATGCCACAAACAACCGACGACCGACGTCCGGCACCGGAGCCCGAAGACGTAGAGAATATCCAACTTAGCGACGTCCGCGCCTTTATCGAGTTCAATAAAAATGAGGGCGACGAAGGCCAACAAAGCCGAAAAAAGATATCTAAAGAGGTTTACGATTATTATTGGGGCACGCGCCAACTCGAGCTTTTAACCGAGGAGATGCGGGAACGTTTCCCAAAAACGGTAACCTCTCGCCGGAAGCACGTCGAAAACGTGTCTCGAATGATTGTCGATTCAATCTCGGTCGTCTACAAACAACCCCCCGACCGCGTAGTCGGTGCCGATATTGATTCCGAAGCTTCCGACGCCGAGATCGAGGCCCTAGACGCCGAACGGGCCGAAATCCAATCGACTTACGATCGCATGGTTAACGACGCCAAGCTCGATATGCAATTCCAAAAGCTAGAGCGTTATGTAAACTTCGATCGCACCGATCTTATTTGGGTCCGGTGGATGGACGATAAGCTACAAACTAGCGTCGTGCCCCAATTCTTGTTTGATGTGATGTTGGATGAGGACGGCCGTTTAGCCGCGGTTGTGCTTTCCTCATATCTCGATGAAGACCACATTAAAGAGCAAAAATATTTTGTTTGGACTAAGGAAAACTTTTGGAAGCTCGACGATCAACTTAACGTTATGCCCAACGAAGAGAATCCCGACAACGTTAACCCGGACGGCCTTATACCGTTTGTCCTTGTTCGTCAAGTCGTGCCCGACGACGGTATTTATTGCGACGCCGATCTCAACCTATCCAACACAAACCTAAACGTAAACCTATTATTGTCCGATGCCTTGCATCTTTCCGAGTTCCAAGTGCATGGGCAACTTGTGGGGCAAAACGTGGACTTCTCAACCTCGGTTGAATGGGGTCCGGAGTCCCTTGTCACCTTCGAGGCCAAAGACCCCGACCATGCCGCCGAGCTTAAATTTCTTAAGCCCGATGCCGATTTCGATGGTTTATTCGAGACCGTTAACCGCATCTTGGCCGGCTTTGCGCGTTCTCGGGGTTTGCCGGAAAACACATTCAGCACAACTAAGAGCGCCGTCGAGTCCGGGGTCGCAATTAAGATCCGTAATGCGCCCCTTATCGAGATCCGCGAATCTCTCGAAGAATTCTATCGCGAGGTCGAGTCCGGGCTCCTCGAGGTTATGGTTCCAATGTGGAATCTCCGCGTAGACGCCGGAGAAATCGACGCCGACAAGCTTCCCGATGATCTCGAAGTTAAGATCGTTTACAACCGTCCCGACGATGCCTTCGAGTCCATGTCGGACAAAGTTACCAATATGTTGGCGCTCAAGGCCCAAGGCCTCATTAAGCCAACCGAAATAATTATGGCTATGAAGCCATCCTTTAACGAAAAGGACGCGGAGAAATATCTCGAGGAAGTAGCGGCCGAGATGGAGCGTCTTCGCGGGGCTTCGGGCTTATTCGATAGTTTCGACCCGACTCGAGATCCGGCTCGGACCGAACCTCAAGAACCCCAACCGGAAGACACCGGTAACCGGGTTGCGGCTCTCGTTCGTCAATCTCTAGGCAACTCCGACAACCGTGGTCGAGGCCGCGATAGATAATGCCTTTTGACCCGGCGGAAATAGAACGGATTGCGATCGATCTTAGGGAGCTCGAAGATCGGGGCATGGACCGAGCCGAGAAAAGCGTCGCGTCCGGGCTTCAAGCCTTGTCGGACGAGCTTATCGTCGCCTCCCGCCGCTTTGTCTTAAGTGATGACGACTTTCTCGAGCTCAATCGTGAGAACTTTAATCAAGCCCTAACTATCATCCAAAGCCTAGACGGGGCGCTTAACGCCATTGCGGACGATGCAAAGGAAAGCCTACTTATAGAGATCCGGGGCATAACCGCCGATCTTAACCGGAGCTTAACCGCGGCCGGGTTTAATGCGGACCAAAGGCTCGCCTCCGTAGATAGGGAGGTCGTTTCGGCTTTCTTAAATTTCAATCTTAACCGGTTTAATGGGGGTGCGGCCGCTACCTCCCAAGTTATCTCGGACACCATCTTTCAAAGCCTCACGACCCGAGTCGATGAGGAGACCCTAATTCGGCGCTTAAGATCAACGGTCGCCGGGACCGTGGATCGGGCCGGTAATCCAATGGCGAGGCACGCCCGAACTTGGGCCATGACCGCCTATAACACCTTCGAGGGCGAAGTCATTCAACAAGCCACCGACCGAGACGCGATTGGGGGTTGGTATTACTCCGGTCCCCTAGACGGTGCAAACCGAGATTTTTGCGCCCGTCGGGCCGGTCGATACTTTACCGACTCCGAAATCCGGGACGATGTGGCCGGAAACCCGATCGGGGCGGCTTCTATGTCCAATCCGGGCGGTTGGGGTTGTCGTCACCGCCTTTTACCGGTCTCTCCCGAAGCCTTCGCCGAAGAGCAAGAGGCCGGGAATACGGGGGTAAGGTCTTAAGATGGCGAGGAAGTTATTTAATGCGACCCTATCGCTCATCGATAAACGCTTTAAGAGCGGGGAACTAATCAAGACCCTAGCTAACGACGCCTTAGTCGAGGTTATCGACCGCACCCAACAAAGCGGCAAAGACGTTAACGACAACAAATTTCCGGGGTACAGCACCAATCCGGGCTATTTTCGACTAAAGGACCGAAAGTCTAAAAGATTCGAGGGCGGCTATAAGGCCTTCCGAAATGCGAATAGCCGTCGGACCGACATTGTTAACCTCACCTTTGCCGGCCGGATGATGAATAATCTTAAGGTTAAGCGTGCCTCTAGGCGTGAAGCGATTATCGGCTTTACCCAAAAGAGGCAACAAGAGAAGGCCGACAATACCTCCCGCCTCAAGGGTACTTGGGTTGGGTTGTCCCCACGCCAAGTTAAAAAGTTGAGTAACCGATTCGGGGTAGAGTTGCGCGGACTCATTGCTCGCGGTAGTCGCCGAATTGAGATTAGATAAAACTTGACTCGGATCTTAAAAACCTCAACCATTTAAGATAACGCAAAGCCGGGGCCGTGCCCCAAGGGAGCCGACAATGTCGGAGGCAGACGCCAACGGAGCCGAGAACGCCGAAAATAGTTCTCAAGAGCCGGTCGAGACAAACGATCAAGAAGGCGAATTTTCAGTAGAGGAATTAAAAACCAAGTATGAAGAAGCTCAAAAAAAGCTTTCGGACGTTACGCGCGAGTCAATCTCGCGTAAGGAAAAACTCCGTGCTTTTGAAGAGGAACAAAAGAAATTTGCCGAAGAGAAGCTCAAAGAGCAAAACAAGTACAAAGAGCTTGCCGAACTACGTGAAAAAGAAGTTGATAGCCTCCGTTCCCGGATTCGTGAAGATAAGCTCCACTCAAAGATTGAGTCGGAAGCCATTCGGATGGGTATCAAGGATTCCGATTGCCTTAAGCTCCTCGATCGTGGCATTATTGCTTTCGATGAGGAAACGGGCGACGTCCACGGCGTTACCGAAGCCCTCGAATCTCTTCGTAAAAACCATTCATACCTATTTAAATCTACGGAAAAGACGCCCTCAACCACTCGTGGCAATGAGGGGCCAAAATTCAATGAGAAAGGCGGAGACCTTTCTATGGATGAAATCTCTAAGTTACCGCGGGACCAAAGAATCGCCCTTTTTCGCAAACGCGAGCAAGCGCGGAAGAAAAATAGACTTTAAACCCGTTTAACATTGGAGTAAACAATGTCAGTAGACAACTTTAAACCGGAGCTTTGGTCCGACCTTCTCGTCGCCATTCTCCAAGAGAAACGCGACTTGCGCTTTCTTGCCACTCGTGAATATGAAGGCGACATTAACCGTCGCGGCGACGTGGTGCACATTAACAAGTTTTCCGGAATCACCGTGCGCGATTTGGCCGCGGCCGGAACCGGTGATATCACCATCGACACCATTGCCTCGACCCAAGTCGATCTTCCCATCGACCAAGAGCGTTACTTCGCTATGGAAGTAGCCGACGTCGACGCCATCCAAGCGAACATCTCTCTCGATAGCCCCATTATCCGGGACGCCGCCGAGAAGATCGCCCTTACTCAGAACCAGCACTTGCTGAGTCTCTTGGGTGCCGCTACTTCTAACACCCCCATTTCGGCCGGCGCTACCGTCGACCTTAACGACTTCCGGGACGCTCGCGTGGCCTTGAATAGTCAAGACGTGCCACAAGATGGCCGTTGGGCCGTGATCCATCCCGAAGTCGAAGGCGACCTCTTGGGTAATGCCAACATCATTAACGCCGATCAGTACGGGTCCCGCGTTGCTTTGATGGAAGGCGAAATTGGTATGTTGATGGGCTTCCGTATCGTTGTGTCGACCTCGGTCTCACAATCCGGTGCCACTCCCGACACCTACCAAAACCCCTTCTTCCACGAAAGCGCATTGGCTTGGGCTCAGCAAAAAGAGCTCACCATTGAAAGCGCCCGTCGTGAAAAAGGCTTTGCCGACTTGCTCAAGGGCTTCGTGCTCTATGGTGGCGTTCTCGTCCAAGAAGACGCCGTCCAAGTTGTGGAGCGTAACGTCTAATTAGACGTTTCGTAATCAAAAACGGGGGAGGGCTTAGGCCTTCCCCCAATTTGAACGGGGCTTGGAATGGGTGAAATTTACGGCGATGTTTGGTCCGACGACCAAGACCTTCTCGAGCGCGAGCCCGGGATTAATTGCTATATACCGGAGGGGCAAGGCGACTTTTTACCGCAACACAACGCGGCAAAGCGCGAGATCCTCGATCTCCTAATTAAGGACAAGGTTCTTGATGCGGAGTTCTCCGAGGGTGACGCGGAGTCCCAACTCGTCCGGACAAGCGAGCTACGTTTACTTAGCACATTTAAAACTCTCGAGATTATTTTCGGCTTTCTCATGGTTAACGGCGGAGATCGCTTCGCGGCCAAGGAAGAGAAATATTTTTCGATGTTTAACAATGAGTTAGAAAACGTTAAGCGTAGCTTGAGCGTTGATAAAAACAACGACGGCAAAATCACCAAAGACGAAATCCAAACCGATCACGGCCCCCGCTTGGGTCGCATCTAATGTCAACGCCGGTAGATGTATTGGACGCGTTAAATATACGAATGAAGAACCTCGGCTTCGAGGAGTCAAACGTGATATTTGATACCGCCCGCATACCGGCGACCATTAGAGATAAGTCGTACTCGGCTCGCTTTCTCTCGGCCGGTCCCGACTTTGACCGCAAAGCAATTAATAAGATGCTTACCATCGAGCGAAATCTCGAAATTGTCGTCCTTTACAAGATGCCGACTTCCTATGCCGGCCTTGCAAATCAAGACAAATATAGAGACGTTCTCGATAATGAGGAAACCGTAGTTAAATCTTTGGTTAAGCAAAGGATAGACTCCGGTATCGTTTTTGAGACCATCGAATCTTCAACGGTTGAACTCGTTGAAACCGAAAACGGTGAGTGGTTGGTCTCCACTCTTATCTTTCGTATGAAATACGATATCAACTTAGTTTAGAAAGGTAAACTAATGGCACTTACAAGAAGTACACTCGTTGCCGTGGTTGCCGAAGTTACCGAAGGCACCTACGTTGCTCCCGCATCCGGGGCCGACTATGTGCAAATTGTCGACGTTCCCGCTTTCAATCCGGAAGTGGAGCAACTCGACCGTAACCTCATTAAAGGTAGCATCGGCCGATTGAAACCCCTACATGGGATTCGGTCCGGCACAATGGAGCTCGGAATCGAGCTTCGATCCGGAGGCGTAACCGGCATCGTGGTTGACGCCCCCGAAGCCGACGTCTTGCTCGAGTCCGCTTTCGGGCGCAAGACTACCCCCGGCAATGCAACAACCGTTGGCGGCTCAACCGATACCGACATTAATGTCGATACCGGCGAAGGCGCGGCCTACGAAAAGGGCGACGTGGTTCACATTGACGGCGAGCTTCGCTTTGTGCGTAGCGTGGCCGGCGACGTCTTGACCCTTAACCGGGCTCTAGACAAGGGCGCCCCCGCCGCCGCGGTGGACGTTATCGGCGGATACACATACAAACCCGCCAATGATTCTCATGATCCGCTCTCTATCACGGTTTGGTATGGCGACGAATGGGAAGCCCGCGGCGTTGGTTGTCGCGTTTCTAACGTGGCCTTTACCGACTTCGCAACCGGTCAAATTCCAAAACTCACCCTTACTCTCGAGATGTTGGATTACGATTCGGTCGCGGCTTCAAGCCCGTTTACTCCGACCTTTAACGCCACACCTCCCCCGGTTGCGATCGGTGGTAATGTGTATCGGAGTGCGACTGGCGGCGGAAGTGATACGCTTTTTTGTGTAAACAATATCGAAATGACTATGGCGCAAACCGTCACCCCGGAAGAATGTATTACAAACACCGGCGGACGTTCTCGTCTCTTCATTACCGATCGTGAAGTTACCGGCACCGTGGACCCACAAGTCGACGCGGCTAACATTTCAATTTGGACCGACTTTGTCGATAATACCGACTTCGAATTGGAAGTGGGTATTGCGAGCCTTGATGCTTCCGACGATTTTATCGCCGGAGAAGGTGTCGGCCTTTGGATGCCGTTTAATAACTTTACCGGTGTGGGCTTCGAAGATAGCGACGGGACTATGGTTCACTCGCTACCCTTTTCCGCTCACGAATCCGTTGCACTTCAAGACGAAATCTTTTTGGGCTTCGTCTAAACGCAAGGTTATAGAAATTGGTTTGGGGAAGGGCGGCTTTTCTTGCGTGGGCCATCATGCCCGACCCCGGACCTCTTACGCAAGGAGGCTTAGGCCATGAGTAAACTAGTTTGTGTCCGACCCGATCACACCGTCGAGTTTAAGTATCAAGGCGGCGTTTTCCAAATCGGGATTATTCCCCGCACCATCTATGCACAATTCATAGACGCCGGTCAACGGCAAGTGGCGGGCAAGGCATCGGGTGAAGATATGCTAAACATTCAATTAGACGTCGTTAAGTACGGGGTGAAGGGTCACTCCGGCTTAGAGTTCGAAGATGGTTCCGAGGTTCCGTTTAAGGTGAGTAAGAGCCGCCTTAACGGTAAAAATATGGAAGTCGTAGCCGACGAGACTCTCGATATCTATTACGCTAGTGGACTTTTGACCGGCCTTTTTCAAAAAATCTCAAGTCATGGGGCCGACAATGAGGACGACGACTCAAAAAAATAACGAGCGGGCGCGGACTCTTGGCGGAGCTCGCGGCCGAAATCGTTTATCAAAATACGCTCACCGAAGAGGAAGCGGAAGCCCTCAAGTGGGCGGTTCGGAACTCGAAGAAGCCCAACGGGCCGAAGTCGTGCGAGTGGTGCAAAGATCCCTCGCAACGGGGGTATATAATCGATGACCCCGAAGCCCGAAAACAAAACGTCGAAAACCTCCAAGACCTCTACGGATGCCGAGGCGAGCCCGCAATTAACCCCGTCCGGAACCCGTCCGGATACGAGTTTCAAACTTGCCCCCAAGCCATTGTTAACCGCTCTCACATTGGCGAATATTTCCGCGCGTATGGTTGGCTCGATGCTCACGGCATACTTCCTTTCGGAGAACTTTGGGAGCAAAGCGAAAAATTCGTCCGCGCAATCGAGGTTATTCGATACGAAATCGGAGCCATTGAAAAGGAGCAACTCGAAGAACAGCAACGCAAGGCCAACAAGCCACAACGGGGCGGTAAATCTTCCCCCTTTGCTCGGAGAAAATAACTAATGGCCGAAACCGCGGAACTCATTCTACGCCTACGTGCGGAGCAATTCGAAAAGGGATTGTCACAAGTACGGCGCTCCACCAAAAAGACCGAAGACTTTTTAACCGGGCTTAAGGGTAATGTTGTCGCCGTTAACCAAGCTTTCGACTTGGCGGCGCGTGGATTCCGGCTTGCGAGTCGGGCCATTAGCGCCGCAACTCTACCCATTAAGACCGCGGTCCAAGACGCGACCGACTTTCAAACCGCTTTTACGGGCGTGGTCAAGGTTTTAGACGCCACCGAAGAAGAGTTGCGCGGAGTTCGCCGGACCTTTATCGATCTCTCCAAAGAGATACCCGTAACCGCTAAAGAGCTCGCCGGCATTGGTGAAGCCGCCGGCCGTCTCGGTATTCCGATTGCAAACATTGAGAAATTTACCGAAACAATCGCACGTCTTGGCGTAACCACCGAACTTTCCGCCGAAGAGGCCGCAACTAGCCTCGCTCGGTTTGCCAATATTACACGTCTTCCGCTCAAGAGTATAGACCGTCTTGGTGCCGCAATCGTCGACCTTGGTAATAACTTTGCCACCTCCGAGCCCGAAATCGTGGCTCTCTCGACTAGATTAGCCGCCGCCGGTTCTATTGCGGGCCTATCCGCCGAAGATATACTCGCTTTTGGTGCGGCGATAAGCTCCGTTGGGGTTGAGGCCGAAGCCGGCGGCACCGCATTTAGCAAGGTGTTTACTCGGATTGGGGACGCGGCCGCGGAAGGTGGCGAGAAGCTCGAGACCTTTGCAAAGGTTGCCGGCGTAACCGCCGAAGAATTCCGCCGCCAATTTGGGGAAGATCCCGCCGCCGCAATCGATCTTTTTGTAACCGGCTTGGGCCGCATTGCGGAGGAGGCCGGTACTGTTACCCCGGTTCTCGATGCGCTTAACCTTGAGAACGAGCGCACACGTCGTGCCCTCTTGTCGGTTGCGAAAGCGGGCGACGTACTTAACCGCTCCTTGGCTCGATCTCAAGCGGCCTTTATTGAAAACGAAGCATTAACCAAGGAATCCGAACTCCGTTTCCGAGACTTTGCATCTCGAGTGCAAGTATTGAGAAATAATATCGAGGCCGTCTCAATTCAAATTGGGGATAAATTTTTACCGATCTTAGGTGAGTTTTCCAAGGTCGCGTCCGAGATTATTAGTCGTGTCGGGAAATGGGTCGAGGCAAACGACAGGCTCGTAACGGGCGCCACGCTAACCATTATTGGCCTACTTACCGACGGGTTTATCATATTGGCAAAAACCATCGTGATAAGCGCGAGCGTTATAAACGACTTCCGCCAAGGATTCGCGTTTTTGGGCGAAGCCGGAGCCCTTATTTTGCGCGGACTTGCCGAGGCATTTAAATTCGTTGCCGACCTTATCGCCGACGCCGCTTTTTCTATTATCCCCGCGTTCCGATTTGCGTTTAACGAGGCTCGAATTCTATTTAAGAAATTTCAAATCGGCATAATTAAAGAGATTCTAGAAAACCCTATCGCGAATAGATTCTTTCCCGAGGCGGCTCTAAAGGGGTTACAAGGTAGATTCGCGGAATTAAAGACCGAGATTCGCGACGTAACGGCCGCTCAAATTAAATTTTTCACACCGGAGGAAGAGAAGCGTCTCGAGAAAATTAAAGCCGAAACGGCAACCATAACCGGCTTTACAAAAGACTTGCAAGACAACGCGAAGCTATACACCGCCGAAGTTGAGAAGACCGAGGCGGGTTTTAACAAAATTCGAGGCGAGATTAACGCCCTAGATGGCGCAATCGATGGCCTTATCCAAAAACAAATTGAACTTAATAACACAAGGTCGCCCATAGCTCGAGATACTCCCGAGCCCGAGACCGTTGGCCCGGGCGTATTCGGCGGCGGTCCGCCCCTTGCTCCCGGATTTGAACCCGGCTCTTCGCCCTTCGCACAATCCACACTCCTCGAGAACTCGTTTTTACTTGAGGCTAAACAAGAGAACTTACTCGCCCAAGAGATCGCGGAAAACGAGAGCTTTGAAAGAAGGATAGAGACCTTTGGTTTATTTAATGCCTCACTCATCGAAGCCTTCCAACTCACCGGCAACACACTTAACGATATAACACTAACCTTTGGTAATTTCCTAGTTGGTACTTTCCAAAACGTGGAAGGAGCGGTCGTATCGGCTTTTGATGCAATGATTTTCGGGGGAGAAAAAGCGTCCGTCATCTTTAAGAATCTCGGGAAGACGATTATTAAAGAGCTTTTGGCGGCCTTGGTTCGTATTGGGATACAAAGCCTCCTTAACAATATTTTGCAACTCGGCTTCGCCAAGTCTCAAATCGCGTCGGGTAAGGCGACGACATATATCAACGCCTTTGCATCGACGGCCGCGATACCTATTATTGGCCCCGCCCTTGCGCCCGCCGTCGCGGAAGGGGCGTCTAATTTTGCGGCCGGTCGTGCCGGAACTATCTTGGCCGGCGCCGCCAATGGTGCCGACTTTGTTCCGAACGACCAAGTGGCCTTTATCCACCGTGGCGAGCGTGTTGTGCCGGCCGAGACCAACCAAGACCTAACACAATTCCTTGATGATGGCGGCTCTCTCGGTGGCGGTCAAAACGTTAATATTATGATTGATACCTTTATCGGGACCGAAGAATTTGCGGACGAGCTTACGAGCCGCATTTCGGACGCTTTCGAATTTCGCAACGTAGACCAACGCCTAGCGACCGATGCGGGAGGCTTCTAGATGAGTTTTGTTAGTCCGGCTTTAGAATATGATACGGGCGGTGGTCCGATCGTTATAAATATGGCGGGCGGTCTCGATGTAGACGACCACCCCGAGCTAGAGCAAGAGCGTAAAGACGTTTTCGGTGGAACCGGAATTAGACAAAGCAATAACTTTTATACCGAAGAAATTATTACGCTCTCTTTCTCATTCGAGACCGAGGCGATAGTCGATTCCGTAGATACCATGATGAAAGATTGGGTCTTGGCCGGCAACACCTTTAAATACATACCGGACCAAACCGTAACCGGTGTTTTTACAACCGTGCAACTTATCGGTAAAACATTCGAGCCCCGGAGAATGACACCGGGCCGAGACTTGTGGGAATTCGAGCTCGTTGTGCGTGAGGCCATTACGTGACAATTTCGGCTAACTATACCGCGGAGGCCCAAAACCGGGCCATTGATATTAATTACCTTATCGAGATCGATGGGGTTTCAACCGCGTTTAGTCGTAAGCCGGTCATTGGTTACGGCGGAACCGTGGAAACGCTCATAACTAATATGCGTTGGAATCCGTCAAAAATCACGATCGACTCGGTAAAAACAAGCGTCGGCACTCTTGAGGTTACGCTTTTCGATCCGGACGGCGATTTTATGGCGGTCTTAGCCGCAAACGAGCTCCATCAAAAAGAGATCACATTTTACCGCGGTTTCACAAACCTAGATTTTGCCGACTACAACGCGCTTTCAAAGTTTAAGATCTACGATATCTCAAGCTCGGACGGCATCCAAGTTAAAATCAAGGGCCGAGACCGCATAACGGATCTAAAAGAGCCGGTCACATTTCCGAGGACGATCCTAACCGCGGACGCGACCGACACCGACACCACAATCAACGTAGAGGATACCTCCGACTTTCCGGGTGGCACCTCGTTTGTATTCGCTAATAACGAAAAGATAAAATACACTAGCAAGACCGCAACCACATTCGGCGGCCTCACTAGGTCAGCCGTAAACCCACAAGAGCACGACGCGGGCGACGACGTCCATTATTTCTTTACGCTAGAAGAAAACCCCATTACAATGATGCTTCAATTAATGGTGTCGCCCGGGGGTGGGGGCTCGTACGACGTTTTGCCTTACGGGCTCGGATTGGCCGAAGCCGAGATCAATGTAACCTCTTTTGAAGGGGTTCGGGACGACACAAATTTGGCCGGCAATGTTTGGAAGTTTGAATTCACCGATGAGATAAAAGACCTATTAGCCTTCTTTGAAAAAGAGATTTTTCAATTTACGGCCGCACGCCTATATATTGACGAAGACGGGAAAATAGCTTGCACGGCCTTTATGGAGCCGAGTATCCAATCCTTTCAAGGCGACCTTCCCGAAGAAGACATAATCCCTTTGCCGGCCGTCTCCTCTAACTCGGACCGGGTTAAAAACCAACTTCGGGTTAAGTACGATTACGACGCCGAGCTAGGCACCTTTAGAAAAGACGAGCTTATCGACGAAACCGAGACCGGTTCCCAAACCGATTTTGGGGTCCGGCTCGATACCAAGATTTACGAAAGCCGCGGAATCCGGGCCGGTTTGGACGGCTCAAATCTAGCCGACAACTTCGCCAAGAAGTATTATCGGCGGGTCGCCCAACCTTTTGGGCTTATTAGCCGCGTTAAGACGCTTTGGAAGCGACAATTTTACAAGCCCGGGGATAAGATAAAATTCTTCCATTCGAAGATCTACGACCTCCTAAACGGCGCTAAGGGCATCTCCGATCAATTTATGGAGATCGTAAACTCGAAATTTGACCTCGAGCGGGGGGTCGTGACCTACGACGTCAATAATAGCCCCTTCTTGACCGGGAACCGGTTCGGGTTTATAAGCCCCGCTTCCGGGGTTTTGTCCGGAGCATCGACCACCGTCTTTACCCTCGAGACCGGAGAAGCCGCCCGGGCCGAGTGGGAGGAAGACCAAGTTATTGAGTTATTCGACCGGGTTACGGGCGACAAGGTGAGCGGCCCCCACACCATAACCGACGTTACGGGCGAGGTTATCACGGTAGGTACGGCCATGTCGGTTACGCCGGGTCCGGGGCACAAAATACGATATGCGGCTTACGATGAGGTGGACGAAGAGCAAAAATTGTTTGCGTTCGCCTCGGATGGCACCAATAATTTCGGGGACGGTGAGCCCCCTTACATAGTGAGCTAGAATGAGCATCCATAAAAATATCTCGGACACTCAACGCGATTTCAAGAGCCCGCTCTCCGAAGATCTCATGGAGCGTTATGACGTAAACCAAGAGATGAGCCTCGAGTATATTCGCTCCGAGGGCGTGGATCAACTTCTCGCCGGCGCCATTGATTCGGTGTCAACTACCGACGTCGTAGACGCAAATCCGACAATCGGCACAATCGACCAAGACGATAAGTACGACGGCTTGTACCTACACTTTACCTCGGGCTCCGTTTTCTCCGCCAACAGCCGCAACCGGTTTAAAATCGTTGGTACCGTCGCCGGAACCGACACCCTTACCTTAGACACTAACGTCGCCGCCTTGGGCGCCGCCGCATCCGACACCTATGTCTTGCTTGGACACACTCACGACGGAGCCGCCACCGATCCGGATGGGGCAAAGATAGACCTTAAAAATCTACTTAACGTCGCCGAAGATCAAAGCATGACCCAAGACCTAGCGGACGCCATTACGGACCCGGACGGGATTAGGTCCGCAAACGCGGATAAAGCCGAGCCCTTTGCGACCGTTGGTGATGTTGCGACCCGTACTCAACTCGACACCGCAATCGGAACCGGGACCGATTGGCTTAGTTCCGACGCCGGGACCCTTATCTTTACTGCAACAAATACGACCGGAACCACGACTTACGACATATCCGGCACACTACCGGCCGGTACAAAACGTTGTACGGTGGTTTGTGCGATTAGTGTTACTGGCACACCGACAAATACGGGCTTCCTCGGGACCTATAACGTCAACTCGGCCGGAACCGGTCACGACGCAACCGAAATGCGAATTTTTAATTATAGCGTTACTTCGGGCGTTATCTCCTCCGTCGGCAAATGGCCCCACACCACCGGCAATACCAACGGGCACGTTATCCTTGATTTGCCGGTAACAAACGACCGCGAGATCCGATTTAGGTTCGACGCCGGTTCGGGCGTAACAATTTCCGCGCGCATCCGTGCATGGCCGAGGGCATAAGAATGGCGATTGGAATCTATAAACTAGAAATGAAAGCCGACGGCGATTACACGCTAACCGCAAACGGCTCGACTTACACCGTAACCGCGGCGACCGTTAACTCCGGGTTGACCGAGGCCGATTGTCCCTTCTTCGGGAAGTTGGCCGACTACGCCGCCGACGACACCGATACGGACGTCTTTTCTCACACCGGAGTTACGGAAGACTAATGGAAGCCATTATCGAAACTTACGGCGTTCTCGGTGTCGTTTGTATCCTCTTATACCAAGAGGTTATGCGGCGTCGCGGTAGTGGTGGGGGCGAGACAAAAGAAGATTTATCCAAGCTTAAAACGGTTGCATATAACAATGAGCGAATGATAAAAGACCTTCACGAATGGCACTCAAAAGAGGATGAAGACGGCGTTAAGATTTGGTACGTCCGACCAAGCCTCGCTAAATCAATAGACCAACTTGCCGAAGCAATCCAAAGTCAAAACCGGATCTTCGAGCGTCTTATAATGAAACTTGATAATACGGAGATTGAATAATGGCAAATACAACCGATGGGGATGTAACCATCGACACAAAGGTCGGGGCCTCAAACCCGGCTCGCCCTACGATCGGGACGAAATTTAACTTCGACGGGACCGGAACCGACTCGCCCGAGTTTGATATTTCCGAAGCCGGTATTCTCGGCTTTTTGGTAACGGCCGCTTTTGCGGCCGGTGCGACAACCGCAACGATTCACGTGGGTTACCCCGGTAACACCGTTGCCACCGCCGACACCATAGATTTAACGGCCGCGGGTTATGTGGAATTTGATTCTTACGCCGGGGCTTTAACTCTTAAACTCGTCCTCGATAACGGAGCCGGTACGGGCGACGTCATCTTTATGGGGACTTGACGTGGCGAAATACTATTTTTTTTCCGACGCTACCGGATCGGCTCGAACTCATCTCGACACGCACGGAGAACCTAACGGCGTAATTTATAACGGCGACGAATCCGAGGCCGTAGCTAAAGCGGATCAAGATTCCGGCTGTGCCGATTGCGTGACCGAAGGCGGAGTCGAAAAAACCGACGACGAAGCCGGCGCAATAACTAGGGGGTGGTGATGGCTCTTCTTACCGGACTAGAAGCCGCTTGGAATATGTCGCTTAATGCGACCACCGGCACACTTGAAAGCGATTTAGTTAACACCCATTCGTTAACCTATACCAATATTGCGGCTAACGAAAGGGTGTACGGCATACCACGCGCGGGTTGGGCAAATCGAACCGACGGCGTTAATGGTAGGTTAAGCGTTGCTAACTCGGAAATATCGGCCATTATTTCTAATTGGGACAACGCTTGGTCTATGAGCTTGATTTTACGGGTTAAGCAAACGGTAACGGACGCATATATCTTAAACCGGTCCGGGACTTCGGCGGGCGAAAATTACTTTGCCGTTAAAACCGACGGCACAACCGGCAACAATTTAGCCGCGACTCTATTTGGTGGGACCGAAGCGACCGGAACCGCAACCATAGACGACGGCAACCCGCATGAAATCTTTGTCGTTTTTGATGGCGTCAATACCTTAAACGTTTACGTGGATGGCAACGCGACTCCGGACATATCCGCCACCGGTGGGGCCGATGCTCACGACCAAGCGCAAGATATTTATATAGGCGGTCGGTCCAATGCTAGCTCATTTTTGAGGCTTGATGTTGCCGAGTTTTGTATTTGGAGTGCGGCCGTTTCAACGGCCGATATTACCTCTAAGTACAATGCCGGTAGCTTTTTGACCTACAAATCTTCGGATTCCGACTTTACCGTCGCCGACCTAGAGACCGACTTTCGGGCCTCGATTAGCTTTTGGGATGAGGCTACGGTCGCTAACTTTGCTCCCCAATTTAGCCCGGACCCGTCACAAGTTACGATTACCGTAACCAACCCCGGATCGTTTTCCGTTGTGTCGGCTCCCGCCCCTTGGGGCTCGGCTTGGCAAGCGGACGCAAGCAACACTAGAACTAATTGTCAGAATAATACAATTTGCCCCTTTTCCGGGTCCGCCTCAGAATCGAACGTGTTAAACGAAGAGTACACCGTGCGTTGGTTTGGGTATATGCCAACCACGGTGGAAGAGGCAACCGCGACCTATTGGGGCGGTATTGGTAACAACTCTAACGACAACGTTTCCGTTTATAGAACGGGGGCGGGTGATTTCCGCGTGATTGCAGGCGGGAAAAACTTTACAATTACCGAAGGTGTACAAGGCGACTTCTCGGAAGTTATTATTCGTAGAAATGCGGCGGCTCTTATTGAGGTTTGGATTGACGGGGTTAAATCAGTAGATACTGAAACCGATACCGTACCCGGCGCATCTTCCCAAGCTCATGCCTGGATTGATAGCCTTACCGGCTCGGGAAATTCCGTCGACGTCCGTCTTTGCGTTATGGACTTTTGGGGGCGCGGTCTTACCGACGACGAGATCGAAAACCAAATTAGCGGCGTAAAATATAATAACGGATTTCCGGGCCCGGACTCCGACGGACCTTCTAAAGCTAAAAAAATTATGCTAGGACTGTTATGAGTGGCAGACTTGGTCGAGACGATAGGGTCAAGGTTACCGACGATGCTGATACAACTCTCGGCGTGGTTTCTGATCCTTTACGGACTGATCCTACCGGCACAACTCCTCAGCCAATTAGTGCGGTCTCTCTTCCGCTCCCGACCGGAGCGTCCACCGAAGTCACGCTCGCGGCACTCCTCCTCGCTTTCAATACGGAAGACTTCAGTAGTGAGACCACTCTAGACGCGCTTTTAACCGCCTTTACCGCTGAAGATTTTGCAAGCCAAACAACCTTAGCCGCTCTTCTCTCCGGTCAACTTGCGGACGGCCATAACGTTACCGTTATTGGGACCGTGCCTCTACCGACCGGGGCGTCTACCGAGGCCAAGCAAGACACAATTATCTCCGAGCTTCAAAAGACGGCCACAATCGCGGCCGAGGTTTTTGCGGCCGACGATGTTCTAAAGGCCTTTACTTGGCTAGATTTCGGGACCAAAGACGAGCGCGTAAATACGATTGCATGGTCTTCGGTTGCGGTAGGTAATACGGTTACCGATACTTACGCTTATACTCTTGTTGGCAATAAGTACCGTCTCGACTCAATTACGAGGGCCGTAACATGAGACTAAACCTAACCACAACTTTTACGCTTAATGGCGATACCATAGACCACTTACACGTTCGCCGCCGATATTGGGGGCGTGAAGCCAAAACGCAAACAATTAACGGCGAACTTGTAACGGTCAAGGGCATTTATCGGGTTTTATATGCGTTGCATTGTGTCGATACTCCGGGTCCGGGCAAAAGCGAGAACGCGGACTGCCGCAAGCTTTTTGTTAAGGAGTGGTTCGACGATGATCCGGCCGAGCCTTGGAATAAATCCGACCAATGGGCACACGAAAACGGAGGATACGTGGGGACCTTTGTAGCATGAGCGCCGAAGCACAAGCGATACGATCCCTTGCGGACTCGGTTCTCCTCCTTCCGGACGCGCAAACCGGGCCGGGTAATAATGTTTTTTACGTAAACCCGGACTTTGGCGGCGTAAGTACGGGCCAAAAGTCGGCCCCGGAAATAACAATTACGGCCGCTATCGCCGATGTGGCTACGGAAGTCGCCGCGGGCAATGCGGGGCAACACTATATCGTAGTGACCTCAACCACCGCGACCGCCTTTGTAACTCCACATATTGAGTCGGCGCTTTGTCAAGATCTCCCAATTATCTTTATTGCGGCCCGGACCTTTTATTGGAGACCCACAACCCTAACCGGGGGCACGGCCGTTGACCGTATCGCGCTTCTAATTAAGGGAGCCGCCAAACGTTGCGGGGTTATCGGATTCAACTTCGGTGGAGATGCGACAGGCGGAAATACGATTTTCGGCATTGTTTGTAATGAGGTTAATGTTATCGCGGGTTCAAACTATGTGTCCGAGATTTCGGAGCTTATTATCTTGGATAATAAATTTATTGGGGCTCCAAATATGTTTGTCTCGAACCTTAACGCCTCAATTTTAGAGCTCGTCTTAACCTCCGCCCAAGTTAAGCCGTGGATTTTTAGCGGTAACCAAAGCTTCGGCAATACGCCCGCCGTTCTTGGGCCTCCCGTCCAAGCGCCCGATTATATCCCGACCCATGCCACCCAAACCGGGCTTTTCCCCCACACTTGGTTTATGGGTGGCGGACTTGGAGACCTTCTCGACGAAAACACGTGGGAAAATTTCGAAACCTCCCTCGGTAATAATACTACCGTTACAGCCGTAACCGATGGTCCGGACGAAATAACCGTCGCCGACGCTACCGGGGCACAAGACTTTAAGGCTATTTACATAACTCAAGGGACAAAACAACTCCGCTTTATTATTACAAATGTCGCCGGCTTGGTTTTGACCGTTGACCGTCCGCCCGTCGCGGCCGGAGTTGCGATTAGTGATACGTGTACAATCCACGCCGAGTTTGGACGCTTTATCGACAACAACGTAACGCTACACCTTCCGACCCCGCTTGCGACCACAATTCCGGGCGGCTCCGGTGTCGACGCTCAAGTCGTGGCCTCGAATAAGTTTCAATACCGGACCGCGTTTGTTAATACGTATCCTTGGGGCGTATCTCACTTTGGAGTTAAAACACCATTAGCCATTTTCCCAAATACGTTAGCTCCGGTTTCAAACGTTATCGACCAAGCCGGAACGAGACTTATCGAAGAGCAACCTATGTCTAAAGACACGTTGCAAGATGTGTCCGGCACCTTTATAGAGATCGAAGACCCCGACGCAAAAGGAACTAAATCCGAAACCTTGCCCGGGATTGTTAATAATAAACCCTTGCGAGATCTTGGTAAGGTTGCCGCTTTCGGTGGTTTCGTTTGGATCGACACCCTTGTCGCGTTCTCGAGTAGCGCAATTCCGGGGAGCCCAAATAACCCCGCAAGCAATGAAGCCGAAGCCCTTTTAATTGCGGCGGAAAATGGGCTTCAAGCTTTCAAGATTCGCGGCTCGCTTACCCTTACCCAAGCCTATGATAAATGGCAATTCGAAGGATGGGGCGGTAAAGACGCCGGCCAAATCGATATCAACGGCCAAGACTTTACGGCTTGCCTAATGGACGATATAAACGTTACCGGCGCTTTTGGGGCCGGGTCCGACGAAACCGAGCTAGATCATTGTCACGCCGACTCCATAACAAATTTTTGGGGCGAGATGCGCAATAGCCGTCTAACGAGTACGGTCGCTCTTAGGTCCGGGGAGACGTCCGAGTTTTCGGCTTGCTATACGGGTAATGCAAGGGCCAAAATCGACCACAACTCCGACGCAAGCTCTCTTATTACGGCTTG